CAGGACTATCTAACAATAATCTACGCATAGTATCTATGCCATTTTGAAAATTCTGTTGGTGTATAGCTGCGCTTTGTTCATTACTACGAAAACGCATCATGTACATCATTGCACCATCAATGAGTACGTGTTTAAATCTATCTGGTATAATTGATGTGTCATTAAATTCTGTTAAGTCGTTAGGAAAAGACCAATAACGATATTCAATTTCATATGCAGCATCTGGTAAAGGCGTTACGCCAAACTTACGTTCTTCTGTTTTATAAATATATTGAGGTGTAGTATATCCACCTGTACCTGAAGTATCATCATTAGGTCTATGATGACGTAAGTAATCTACATACGTAAGTACTGTAAGTTTTTTAGGTTCGTTATTTTCTGACGTTAATCTCTTTAAGTAAAAAGAATCCCAATCAATTTTAGATACATCTGTTTGCCAAGCATATGTGCCCGTACCTACAGATAATGTTTCTGTGTATGTTGTAATTAAAAAAGGCCACTCTTGTGACGTTTGTAAAATTTCACGAGTACTAGAATTAATTGCATCTTTTGCAATTGCTTGTAAATTACGTGCATCTCCAAAACCATCACCTGCTGTATCAAGTGTAGTTTCATTTATTCTACGAAGTAGTTCATTTACAAGTGCAACATATGTAGCCATAATAGTACCTTTAAATTAGATTTGAGGGGCCAGTTGCCCAGCCCCCCAGAGTTTAATTATGCGAGTGTGTCACGATCTACTTCATTAGCAGTCATTTCACCAAGTGCACTAACATCCATCATTACGGCATACACACGTAGTGTACCTGCAGTAAATGATGCACCTGAACCTGCAAGGGTTACGTCAAGTGTATCTGCAGAAGTGATAACAATATCACCTGCTACAGCAGCAGAAGGAGCATACGCCCCATCAGCAGCACCATCAATATCAAATGCAGCTACATACTCATTGTCATCTACAGCCGTACCTAAAATTGCGGTTGCGTCTGTACCAGTATTTTGAGTAGCAGAAGCTGTTACCTGAATACCTGCAGCAATAATCTTAGTATTGGCAGGTACAGTAAGAGCCTGTACTACATCACCTGGGGCAATGCTGTTTGCAGTCAGATCAATGGTTTGTTCAACCATATAAGGCTGACGCCCACGTGAGTCACCCCCATGAGCAGGAGCTAGAGTTGCGGTAATAGTAGCCATTATTCAGTCCTCCCTTACGCCAAGTTATATGCTGCAGTAACGATAGCTTCTGGGCGAAGAATCTTGCGACCGTATAGGTGCATACCACGAACAATATCTGCAAATGAGTCAGGATCACGATAAGTTTCAGTTTTGTTGATCTGCTCTGCAGTTGCAACGGCTGAATCATGTCCTGCTACGATAACACCAAAGTTAGTAGAATTAACGCCACCAACTGTGGAAGAACCCGTACCAAGTGAAGGTAGGTTGTTTGAAGTGTAAACACGGAAGCCGTGTAGGTTTGTCACTGCCAACCCGTTCTGTAGTCCTGAACCACCGAAGTCGGCGTTCAGCAAACGTGAGTCTTCATCTTTCAAGACTTCCATGAATACTGGGTCCACAACGATCCAACGACCTTGTGTATCAACGTTCTGTTGGTCCATCAAACGAGACATACGTGCAAGAATTTGCAACGGGAATGCGTTACCTGCAGTAGCAGATTTCGCAGCAGTAGCACCACCTGCACGAGGCTCAATACCAATTGAGTTGTTGGCTGAACCTGCAGTTCCTGATGTGTTTGTGAAGTCAGATGCGTCCAGTGACATAGAAGCCAATAGTTCCGCACCAACTAAGTTAGCACCGTCAGAAGCTGTAGATACGGCCTTTGAACCGTTTACAGTAGTGTTGACTGTGCTTGCATTTGCATGAAGCGCAGCTTGTGTAAAACCAGATAGGTAGCCAAGAACATCTTGGTCCATTTGGTCAGCCAAACGATAGGCAGCACGATCACTTGCAAGACTTTGAAAATTAACGTGACTATGGGCTTCCTCAATATCGTCAACCTTGAAAGCAAAATAATTGGCTTTGTCAATAGTTAACGAGAAATCCTCATCATCTAAGTCTTGTGGTGTGATTTGCGTACCACGTCCGTATTCTTTCACGGTGATTTCAGGTTCTTTAATAATTTTAACTGAATCACCCATGTTAGCAATCTCTCCGAAATAATCAGAGTTTGTGACTGCCTCAACAACAGATGCCTTGCGGAAAGCAAGTTGCACCTGTTTGGAATAGATCACTGGTGAGAAGTTACCGTTAGGTAGATTACCGTGACCTGATGCTGATGTAAATGCCATAACATTTATCTCCTTTAGCATAACAGATGCTAAACACACAGAGTACTATATTGGAGGCTAGACATCGTAGGGTGCGTAGTTTATAACACTTGGCCTTTGTGTTACAGCTACGGGCCATGAATTACTAGGTAGGTCCGTAAGGTCTGTTGTTTGCGTGGGGAATATATAGTAGTGCAGGTATCCTAATGGGGCCACACTATTATATTATATATATAGTTATATCATAAATAACTACAATGTCAATACTTTTTACCTAGCAGAACCAGATAAATCGTAAATAAAGTTTCCAGTGCGAATAGATTCCATAATACTATCGGCATTACGTTCATATTCTTGTGGAGACATCTTCTGTACCTCAGACTCTTTTATTGCATTTCCCATAGAATCTGACTGAGGTTTACTGCGTTGATTACGTGTACTTACAGAACGTGCAGCATCTTTTGGTGTAGTCTTACCTTTCTTAATGCCACGATCCGCTTTATAAAGATCAATTGCACGAGCAGCAGAACGTGCGTCATTGCCGTTCTCATATAATGCATCCTGTATCCATTTAGGTTGCTCGTCTGCCCATTCATGGAAGTCATCACTTTCACGAATGGTATCAAAGTCTGGATGCAATTGCATTAACTCTGCTTCAGCTTTTTCACGTGCTGCAGTTTCACGCATTTCGTCTACTGCTTTTACACGATCTTCCAAATCTGCAGATTGTTCTTTTGCCTTTTTAATTGCAATAGTTTCAACAATTGCTGCTACATCTGGATACTTAGTTGCCCAAGCTTCAATGTCTTCGTCTGACTTAGGAAGTTTGATTTCTTGTTTAGTTGCTTGGTTAAGCTGTTGCTCAAGTGCCTTAACACGATCTTCATATTCTTTTTCTTTTGTCTGCTGATGTCTACGTAGATCACCATAACGTTTTTTAAAGCTACGTTCTTCCGCATTAGCAGGTTCAGCTTCTTGTGGTTCTTGTTCCACTGCTTCACCTTTTTGTTCAGCTATTAGCTGTTCAAGTTCTTCTTCTTCTTTCTTCAAACGTTCTTCGTTAGTATACTTGCGATTTGCAAATGTTACTTTATTTTGAGGCTGCATTTCTTCAGCCATAATTGCTTCTGACATTATATGTCCTTTTTACTGGGGCCACCGTAGCCTGTTGGTAGGGGGATGGGTAGGCCAGTCATATTAAGGTGGTTATTACTTTTTCTTTTTACGTGAGGCTAGTCCACCTTTTTTAAATCCATAGCCTCCTACATATCCTTTACCTCCCATTTGACCACCTGCAATTGCACCTGCTTGCTCTGCTTCTTCTTGTGTAGCTCCACTTGCTATTGCAGAACTTGTTGCTTGTTCTTGCGCCTGTGATATTTGTTCTTGTGTAGCTACTGGTGCAAATCCAGGCCCATCATCGTCATTATTATTCTCACCCCCGCCACTTGGTGTAGGCGTAGTAGGTGCAGATGATGGTGCGGATGGTGAAGCAGATGATGATGGTGTAGGTTGTTGTTGTGAGCTTTCTTGAGCAACTCTGCTTAGGTAACTTTCTATATCACCTGCAGTTGGTGTATCCTCACTAGGAGATAACGTGCCTGTAAATTGGTCTAAAAGAGAACTAACTTTAGCGGGTTCCGTAGAGCCACGTAACTCAGAAAGTAAATCTTTACCTCTATTAACAATTATAGAATTACGCAATGGACTCAAATCCTGCACATCCATTTGTGGTGTAGCTGCTTCAGGGTCTTTCGGATCTTTTATTGGTGTTTCAAATAGTCCTTTAAAAGGCGATTGATCAGCAACTACTGAAGCATCTAATTGAGGCATTTCTGGGTCTTGAGGAATAGCTGCTTCAGTTTGTTCTTCTACAGAAGGAGCTTTTACAGGAAGTGCGGGGCCTGCTTCCAGTTCTACTTCTGGTTCAGCAGATACTACAGGCCTAGGAGCAAAGTCTTCTGGGCCTAAGATACCATTATCAATCAACTTAGTAACCGTTTCATCTGGTTTTTCAGATGCGCTGTTAGCATCGTCTTTTGTTTTATCATCAGATTCATCAGGAGATTGTGCTGCATTTACAGCCCCTGCAACTTTAGCTTTTTTGGTTTCTTCTTCACTTAATCCAAGCATATCACCAAATGCACCTGTAACTTCACTAATTATTGTAGCCAGTACACCTTTACGTTCTTGTTTTGTTAAACGATCTTTGATCTCTTGTAAGGCAGCTTTCTGTCCTTTAATTGGTGTCTTTTGTGCTTGAGCAATTTTTTCATCAATTTTTGCTATAATTTGTTTCTTTTGATGTTTATTTGCGAGAGCAACAAAACCACCCATCAATGGATTAATTACCCCCATTACACCTGCAGCTACATTGCCGTATGTGGTAACTTTTTTTGCCTCTTTAATCCACATGTCTAATGCGATACCGTCCTTAGCGGAAGTGTCCATATCCCAAGAACCTGCTTCTTGAAACTTTGATGGTTTTACTACAGGACGATCATCATTATCATCTGTTGGTATAGCTTCTTTGGTTTCATCTTTTTCTTCTTCTACCTCACCGCCCACAGGAAAGTATCCTTCAGGAATAGGATACACAGCCTTGCCCCCTAAGAAAGGAATGTTTAATTTTT